TTATCATGGCAACATCTTTAGCAGAAATTAGAGCAAAGCTCGCAAGTCAAGAAAACCGCGGTAGCGGTAACACAATGGGCGGTGACAATGGCATTTATGCACATTGGAACATTCAAGAAGGTACTACAGCCCGAGTACGTTTCCTCCCCGACGCAAACACCAAAAATACTTTCTTTTGGGTTGAACGACTAATGATCCGTTTGCCTTTTGCAGGCGTTAAAGGTCAGGTAGATAGTAAACCCACATTGGTACAGGTACCCTGTGTAGAAATGTATGGTGAGTCCTGTCCGGTTTTGGCAGAAGTACGTACTTGGTTTAAAGACGCCAGTTTGGAAGACATGGGACGTAAGTATTGGAAAAAGAAAAGTTATCTTTTCCAAGGTTTTGTACGTGACAATCCAATTAATGAAGACAAGACTCCGGAAAATCCAATCCGTCGTTTTGTAATCAGTCCGCAGATTTTTAACTTGGTTAAAAACGCACTGATGGATCCAGAACTGGAAAACTTGCCCACTGACTACGAAGGCGGATTAGACTTTAACATCAAGAAAACAAGCAAAGGTGGTTATGCTGATTACAGCACCAGTACATGGGCTCGTAAAGAGTCTGCACTAACGCAAGATGAATTGCAAGCAATTGAACAGTATGGACTATACAACTTGGGAGACTTCTTACCCAAGAAACCCAGCGACGCAGAGTTGAAGATCATCAAAGAAATGTTTGAAGCCAGTGTTAATGGCGAAGCATATGATGCAGAACGCTGGGGTGCATACTACAAGCCTGCAGGGTTCCAAACTTCCACAGCAGACAGTGCACCACGTACTGAAAGTGCACCTGCACCACGTCCTGCGCCTGTAGTAGAAGATGTAGAAGAAGAAGCAAGTGAGCCAGTCGCATCGGCTCCAGTAGAAGCCAAACCCAGCAGCCAACGTGCTGAAGATATTTTGGCAATGATTCGTAACCGTCAAAAGTGATCTAGTAGTCGCTTGTGTCAATCTAGTAGGGGAGACGGTCCCCTACACTTATATAATATGATCAATTCACCATTTATTGTTACTCGATTTACACACGGTTCGGCTGGTAAATTTTTAAGCACTTTGTTACAAACTAGTAAACGAGTTGATCATTGGTCTGAAATAATTCAAAGTTGTAAAAACGACAGCAAATTAAATCACGATGTGACTCTTGAATATGTTCGCCGTAGTTTCCCTCCTGACCATTCTTTGCACTTGCAAAGTGAACCAATGGTTCCATACAATACAGATCTATATAGTGCAGGGTTTGACCGAGGCAACGATGTATCATACGAAGACTATATAAATAACGCAGTTATAAAAAACGATGTTCGTTGCTTAGAATCAATGAAGGATAATTTATTTTTAAATATTATTTTTAACAAACCTGTTATTCCTAATTTTTGTCGAAATGCAAAAGTTGTCACCATTTTAATAACAACGGAGTTTGAACAAACATGGGTTAAATGTGCGTGGCAACAAAAACATTTTTTAGAAACTGATGATTCCATTATATACATTCCGTACTCACCCACACACTGTAATTTTTTGTCTTTGCCAGCAGTATTAAAATATAAAAACAAGTACAAGTTTAAAAAATCTGAAAAACAGTCGGTGATCGATATGATCAATTCTAATTATAAAAATCGAGAATGGTACACCGACTCTGCTGTGTTTACAGAATTCGATAAATCGTTAAATCTGAACAACCAATTTATAAATTTGTCTGATATACTAAACGTAGATAAATTAATTGCAAGATTAAGTTATATTTTTGATTATTTTGAATTAGAACAACTTGACGAAAAATTAATTAGATGCATGCATAAAATTTATTTAGATAATCATGCAACAATTTAAAGTCTCACATTACTCAGATATACTAAATGACAAAATTAATTTTGGGTCTGATACCATACAATTAATTGATCATTTAAATGGATTCGACATATTTCGCCAAAACGTTATATTAGATTATTTAAGTAATCAAAATATAAAAAATGATATCGAAACTATGTATATATTTGATAATTTAGATGACAAGTATGTTAATTTAAATTTGAAATTTTCTCCATACTTACAAAATAGATACAATTTACGACATTTTAAGGATTATCAAAATCATCCTGAAGTAAACATAAAAAATTTTTTGTGCAGTTTCAATGGATCAGATCATGTAAGTAGAAAATTATTAACTGCTTGCTTATATAAAATGAAATTGTTTAATCCTATGTACTGTAGCAAAAACTATGCTTATTCCTTAGATAAATTAGATGGCCATATTACCGACTATGTGGGTATCGACGATAGATATTACAGAAAGTTTTTTATATCTGAGGACAGCGAAAACTTTTTTCAAACACTTTATTCTTTTGGATATGTAAGATTCGATCACGCTAAAAATATATACAACTTAGAGAATAAATTAACTGAAAGTTTTGTTCACATTGTGAGCGAATGTATGGCAACTAGTTACTATCCGTTTGTTACAGAAAAATTTTTGTATAGTGTTGTTACTAGAGGATTGTTTTTAGCCTACGCCCAGCCCGGATGGCATGCACATATCAAAAAGTATTATGGATTTAAATTATACACTAAACTTTTTGATTATAGATTTGATACAATAAAAAACCCAGTAGAAAGATTGGTCGAATTAATAACCATGGTTTCGAAATTTTCAAAATTAAGTAATGATGAATTGTATGATTTGTATTTGATGGAACAGGACACTATTGACTACAACTATGATCATTATTTCAGTGGCCGCTACTTAGAAAAATTAAAACAGTATGACGACTGATGACGTAATAATGATGTTTCCTGCTTATGCGGGTGGTAAATTTATTAGTAATTGTTTATGCCTTAGCAGACAGTTTGTGCCTGGTTTTTTTAATTTCGACTTGAATAGAATAACAGACATTGATTACAGATTGAACACTATACTTAAAACAATACCAAATAAAGATCAAATGTCAAACTGGCTGAGATACGAATTCGGAGAACATGACCGGGATAGTGATTTTTATAAACTTGTAAAAAGAAAGAAATTGAGGTGCATCAGGACATCTAACGGATTTGATATTAAACTTATAGAACAATGGAAACCTGGAAACATTGTTAAATTGATAAACTATGAAAAATTTAGATTACTTGCATATGGATTAAAAAAGACTCATAGATCTTTGGATGATGAAGATAATCAAGGTAGATATAATCGACTATGTGGAACATTATGGCCAACCTACGATGAATTTGCAGCAGTTGGATTTGACAGTCGAAAATTAAAAGTAGACGATGCTGTCAGGTCCGACATTAACCAATTTTATCCGTTAGGATCGATAAGTATTCAAACAAATTTATTTGACCAAAGCACAATTTTCGATAAACAACTTTTTTTAAATGAAATGAAAAAATTATATCTTGTGCTAGGATTGGACGATTTTAACGAAGAAGCTACTAGCATTTTTTATACAAGGTATGCTACAATACATAACATATAAGGAACTAATCATGGCAAAACCATTCGACGTAAGTAAATTTAGAAAAACAATCACAAAAAGTATTGACGGTATCAGTATTGGATTTAGAGATCCTGATACTTGGGTCAGTACTGGCAACTATGCATTGAACTACTTGATTAGCGGACAGTTTGACCGAGGAGTACCAATTGGTAAAGTTACAGTATTTGCAGGTGAATCAGGTGCAGGCAAAAGTTTTATCTGCAGTGGTAACTTAATCCGTAACGCACAGGAGCAGGGTATCTATGTTATCTTAGTAGATACAGAAAATGCCCTAGATGAAAAATGGCTACATGCGCTTAATGTAGATACCAGTGAAGCAAAATTGTTAAAACTAAACTTGGCAATGATTGATGATGTTGCCAAACTAGTAACTGACTTTGTAAAAGAATACAAAACACTACCAGAGGATGATCGTCCTAAGGTATTGTTTGTATTAGATTCATTGGGAATGATGTTGACTCCAACAGATGTTAATCAGTTTGAAGCAGGTGATCTTAAAGGTGACATGGGCCGTAAGCCCAAAGCACTAACAGCACTTGTGCGTAACTGTGTAAACATGTTTGGTGACTTGAATATTGGATTGGTAGCAACGAACCATACTTACGCCAGTCAAGACATGTTTGATCCAGATGACAAGATCTCAGGCGGACAAGGCTTTATTTACGCAAGTAGTATTGTAGTCGCTATGCGTAAACTCAAACTCAAAGAGGATGAGGACGGCAACAAAGTGTCAGAAGTTAAAGGTATTCGTGCAGCCTGTAAGATTATGAAAACACGTTATGCCAAACCATTCGAATCGGTACAGGTCAAAATCCCTTATGAAACAGGTATGAATCCCTACAGTGGACTTGTAGACCTGTTTGAAAGCAAAGGTTTATTAGAAAAAGAAGGTAATCGGCTTAAATATGTCTTAGCAAATGGCACTGAAATCAAACAATTCCGAAAAGCTTGGGAAAAGAACGAAGAGGGATGTTTAGATCAAGTAATGGAGGATGTAGTAAAAAATCCCCATAAAGATCGCGGTCAGGCCGTTTCTCTTGAAGAGGAAATTACCAATGACGATTGATGTTGAAGTTCTGACAGAAACTTATTCAA